TTTAAAAGTCCAGTTAAAGGTGGTGGATCAAGTAGTAAAGATTTTATTGATATGGCAAGAAAAGGTGTAAAAGGTATCAAGTTAAAGAAACCTATTAAGAAGGTGAAAAAATGGCTTCAGGAGTAGTAGCGGGGACAATCTTAGCCCAATTGATGTTGGATACGAAACAAATGTCAGCTGCATCAGCTAGTGCAGGGAAACAGATTAAAGCACTGCAGTCTCCTTTAGGTTCACTTTCAAATGGTTTTAAAAATCTTAATAGTGAAATGTTTAGAGCCAGCTTTGTATTGGCCGGGCTGGCTGCTGGTTTAATTGGAATGGTTAAATCTGTTGGTAGAGTTGCATATGAATATGATAAGAATATGGCATTAGTAAAAGCTGTTACTAATGCTACTGCTACTGAAATGGAGAGCCTTGATGCAGCTGCAAAAGATATGGGAGAGGCCACTAAATTTGGGGCTAGGAAGGCAGCGGAAGGTTTATTGATTCTTTCTAGGATGGGGTTAGATGCCGCTAGATCAATGCAAGTTCTAGGCCCTGCAATGAAATTGGCCCAAGGTCAACAGGCCGATATGAAAATGTCTACTGAGTTGCTTATTCAGCAATTAAGGGCATTTGGTAAGAGTGAGGATGAGGCTGCAAGATTTGCTAATGTGCTTGCGGCCACTTCATCTAAAACTGCTGCTGATTTAGAAAAATTGAATCTTTCTCTATCATATGCCGGCCCTATTGCTCATATGGCAGGTATTAGTTTTGAGGAAGTGGCCGTAACTTTAGGTATGATGTATAATAATGGTATTAAAATGAGTAGAGCAGGAACTGGCTTGAGATTTACATTGGCCGCTTTGCTTGGAGCTACTAATGCATCTGAGAAAGCATTGGCAAGAATGGGTTTGACTGTGGCGGATGTTTCCCCAACTACTCATACTATGGGGGAAATATTACGTACAGTATCAACTAGATTGCAAGCAACTGGTAAGAGTGCAGAACTTGTATTTGATATATTTGGCAAAAGGGCAGCGGCATCTATTGGTGCCGTTTTGAATACTGTGAAAGATATGCCTTGGGCTTTCGATGAATTATTGGCTAGTATAACTGATACTGCAGAAGTCGAAAGACAACATGCAGAGCAATTAAATAGTTGGTCTGGTCAAATGGATTTAGCAGGCACGAGTGTGGAAAATCTTACACTTGATTTTAGGGATATATTTTTACCTGTATTGCAATTGGTAACTGTCTGGATAAAAGATTTGGTGAAAGGATTTAGAGATTTATCACCAGTTATTAAGGAGGTAATGGGATATACCGTTATACTTACTACAATATTTGCTACATTGGCCGCCGTAATTGCTTCTTCCATGTTTATTTTTGGCACATTGCTAACTTTTATGAAGAATTTTGGAGCATTAGTTGGAGGTACATATAATAATATTATGGGTTCTATAAAAGCATATAATGTTACAGTGGGGCAGCAAAAAATTGCAGAAGCCGCTTTAAGTGTAGCTATGCAAAAGAAAATACCTTTAATGACGCAAGATTTGCTAATTAGAGCTAAATTGAGACCACAAGTGGCTGCAGATATTGTGTTGGCTGCAAAAGAAACTGCTTTATTGGAAAAAGGTTCAGCCGCTCAATTGAGATCATTTAACATATTAGTTCAAAAATCTCTTGTCAAATCCAATGCAATTGCATTGGATCGACAATATGCATTGGCAGCTGCGCAAGCAGCTATTGGTCAAGAGACTTTAAATGTAGCTATGGTAAAAGGGGCAACTGCTACTGGAGTATTTGCTGGCGCATTAGGTAAATTGAAAATGGCAGTAGGTGGCATAGGTGGAATTTTTGCTATGTTGGCATTCATAGTGCTTCCTGCATTGATTGCCGCATGGGTTAAACATAGAGCTAAAGTTAAAGAAAATGAGAAAACTATAGATGAAATGATTATTGATGTTAGAGCATTAAATAGTCAATTGGAAAAGCAACGTGAGATATTAGAGAAATTGAATAAAGAAAAGAAAAGTGGAGACTTTGATTCAAAAGATGCAGAGGCAGAAGTAAAGGCTATGAAAAAGATTAGTGATATAAAAGCTGAATTAGTGAAAACCAATCCAGATCTTTTTGAAAGCTATAATGCACAAACTAAGGAACTTAGATTAAATGAGTCTGCATTGAAGGATATTTTGGCACTTGAGGTTAAAAGATATAAGATGGAAACAGATATTGCTAATTTGCCTTTGGATTTACAACTTGAGAAATTGGAACAACAGAGAAAAGTTGCTTTAAAGATGGTTGAGTTGACAGGACAAAACTATGATATTAAATTAAAAACTTATAGGCTTTCATTGGAACAAGCAAAAGGTGCTCAGGCAGAGTATCTTATAACAAAAGGGAAACCAGCGTTTGCTGCCATGGTTAAAACAGGTAAAGCAACTCAAGGGCCAAAGGCTGAATTTGAGAAACAAGAAAGAACTTGGAAATCAATGAATGCGATATTAGTAGGTATTGATAAACAAATAGAGTCTGTAACTAGGAGAATAAACGACAATGCAGATGCAGTAAAGAAAGCAGCTGCTGGCATAGATGAATTGGGCGATAGTGCTAGTAAATCTGTTCTTAATTTTGATAGTTTGTTAAAGTCTATAAGGAGGTTGGATTTTTATCTTGATGAGTTAGCGGAAAAATCTGCAGATGAAATTGAATTATTGAATGCATCTGATTTTAGAAAAACTGTAACTCAGATAGATCAGCAATTTGAAAAGTTACAAAGAAATATAGCAAATAGAGTTGATAAAATTAATGAACAAAGAAAAAAGGCCGAAAGGAAAATTGCAGAAAAAGATCCAAGTGAAGTAGATTGGGATCAACACGAAAAGGCTGAACAAGCTTATTTGGATTTATTGGAGAAAATTGCAGAGGAAGAAATTGAGTTAAGAGAAAATGTGAATATAAAGAAGAATAATTTTATTGATGAATATGTTGACAAAAGTACAGGTGCTGAAAGAAAAGTGATGTTGAATGTTAAGAAGATGGAATTAGAAAAACAGAAGATATTTAATGATACGCTTGAAAATAGATTGAAGGCCAATAAACTTGCATTAATGAATGAAAAAAGAACGGTCTTAGATACTATTAAAAAATATCAAAAAGATATTGAAGATGCTAAAATTAATATGACTAATAAAGCAGAGTTGGATGCTTTGCTTAAAAGTAGAGGGGATATGATTGATGTTTATGGAGATTATTTTGATAAACTTGAGGAATTATATAAAGAAAGAGGTAAAGAGATTGTATTGGATGCGATGAAAGAGCAACAAGCATTAGAGATGAGGCAATTTAAACTTGAAGGTGGTGGAGTTGGGGAATCATCTATTTATAAAAAACAATTGGAGCAAGCGGTAAATTATTATATAAAAGTTTTCCTTTTAAGAAAAAAAGATACAAAAGCCCAAAAAGAAGCATATTTGGATTTGATGGAGGCATACAAAACTTATCAAGGTTCTATTGTGGAAGGAATAGATGATACCGTTCAAAGTGTATTAGGTTCATTCAAAGGTATTAGTACAGAACTTGATGCAGTTGTATCTGTAATTTCTGGCATTTCTGATATGGCCGCGAATGTGGAGAGTGGCGATTATTCATCTATGTTTAGTACATTTACAAGTATAATTGAAGCTATTGCTGCAGCTATTGATGAATCCGCTCAAGAAGAAGAAGATTTGAAAAAGAGACAAATCTTGTTGACACATGAATTAATGTTGAGCCAACAAGATTTGCATGACTCCACAAATGAATTGAGTAAATCATTTTTAAACTTTTCTAGGAATATTTTTAATTTATCCACTCCTATGGAAGAAGTAGAAAATTTGATATCTGATACTAAAACTGGTATAGGCGATATTCTTAAAGAAATATATGCACAAGACCCTTATGCAAGTTCTCAGACCGTTGAAACTGAATGGTATGATTTTAATGCCGCTGGGGAAAATTTTGATGATGTATTGAGTAGCGCAATTGCATTTCTTTATAAGTTGCCAAAAGAAGTTTTATTGAATGATGAAAGTGGATATACGGATTTGTTTAGAATGTTGCAAGATATGGCGGATGTTGCATCTGGAGATTGGGCAAAGAAAAATAAAGATTGGTTCCAAGATACATGGAATTTATCAGAAAGTATGTATCAAGGCTTGGCAGATCTTGTTAAAATGTTTCCTACAGGTACTATGGAAGGATCAAATTTTGGGGGAATGGTATTTTTTGAAGATTCCATAAGGACTTTGGTAAATGATCTTTCTACAGCAGTGGCAAGTGGTTTAGATTTATCAAAATTAGAAGAAACATATGGTGGTTTATTTGGGGAATCTTTTGCTAATTTAGTATCATCTACTAATGATTTAATTCCTGCACTTCAAGGAATTATGGAAACTTTTAAACAGAGGGCTGGAGAAACTTATGATGTTAATGGAGTTAATACTTCATTAATTTCAGCTGGCGCAATGAAAGAACTTGCAGATATGATATTTAAAAAACGTATGGCAGTTGCAACTACTCCAGAGGAAGTGAAGACTGCTCATGAAGAACGAAAATCTGCATATGAGTTTATTATAAAACCTGAGCAGTCTGATTTATGGAAACAGTTATCACAAACTGAATTAATTAACATGGGAGCTATAGTAGAAAATTGGGAAAAACTTGTATCGGATGATATAGAAAAATTATCATCCGCTACATCTGAATCTGCAAGTAAGTTTGAGAGCGCAGCTCAGCAAGTTACAGATGCATTTAATAATGGTACTATTACTTACAAGAATGCAATGGAGCATTTAGGTACACTTGAAGCAGCGATTGGAAATTTTCCAATTGATATGCAAAAAGGGTTGAGAGAGTTTGTTAATGAAATGAAACTTGCAGTAATGGAAGGTGAAGCTGCTGCTCAAGAAAAGATACGTCAGATCCCATCTTTTGCTACAAGCATGGAAGATTATGAAGAGAATAAGGATAAGTTGGCAAAAGATACTACAGATATTATAAATGATTGGAACAATTTGCTTACAGATAGAAAAGATGTAATGGATAATTTTAAAGAAGATTATGCTCAAGTTGAACAAGATTCTAAAGACAGAATTGATTCACTTAAAGCAGAGAGAGCACAGGTAATAGGTACATTTGATTTTACAGAAACTCAAAATGAGAGATCAAAGAGATTTACAAAAGTTAGGGAACTTGAAAATGATATATTGGAAGAAATTATTGCCACAGAAGAAAAATTATCTAGTCTAAGAGAACAATATACAGAGGACATAGACAATATTAATGCTAAGATTGATGAATGGAAAAATCAATATGGTAGTCTTTATGAAGTGATACAAAACTTTCACATAGAATCAAATAAATTGACTGAGGATTTTATTGAAGGGATAGATGCTCAAATACTGGCTCTTCAAGAATTAGGTGCAGCTTTTCCTATTGATGATGTAAGAACATATTTAGGTTATATGGGAGATTTGACTACAGGCATTGGGGTATTGGATGATGTGCTAAATAATGTCATTACCAATCTTCCTAAACTTGAAGGATTAACTGATTTGGCAACTACAGTTGGAGATGCTGCAGCAACTGCAGTAGGTGAGACTGTAGCTGCTGTATCAGCACCTGATCCATATGTATCGCCAATTCGTACTATTACTACTCCTGATGTAGTTGCAGATTTGCCTGGTTCTTTTACGGTAGTGCCAAGAGTTGGAGATCCTAGTGTGAGTACTAGTGATTTGGAAACTTCTATTAATAATGCTAGGGCGATATCTGGTGGCGGCGCTGGCGATTTAGTTGGTTTGGGCAAAAGTATGAACACTAGTGGTAACACTACAGTTGTAATAAATGAGAGCATTGATTTGAGAGGATCGTATGGTATTACATCTCCTGAGATGGCAGAGAAAGTTTATACTGATGTTTGGGCGCCAGCAAGAAGAAGGGCTCAAAGTAAATTTCTTAATGTACAAGGGATCTTGTTGAGGTAAATATATGAGTCAATTATCCAGTTCATCAAATACAATAAATAAATTAGGTACTACAGGCCTTGGTGCACAAGATTCTATAGGCCATAAACTATATTTCTTTCAGCAATTGAATGCCAAAATTATAGGGTATGTAGCTGCATATAGTACATATGGTGGTATCTATTATGTAGAAGGCGATATAACAGATTTTTTGGATAGTTATAGTTACTTTTGGATCAATACTAGGGAGATGGGTGATAAGAATGTTTTCAGTTTAGATGCATTAGGATATTCATATATAGAAGATAGAATGTGTACAGAAATTTATATCAATGCAACCGCATTAGATGCCAGTAATTATACTGCTGACAAATCTGATTTGTTTGCGAATATTTGCGGAAGATATGATGCAACTGATTTAATAAAGGAAATTGGTAATTTTAATCAGCAATTGGTTGAAGAAGGGTCTATTGGTAATTCATCCGCATCTACTATTGACATTACTATTAATGATGAAGAAAGATTATTTTATGATAAAGTTAATAGAATTGGATATTTTTATCCTAAGAAAGTATTGACTGAAATATTTTCAGTTGCAGATAGATCAGAGTATGCATCCGCTACAAAATTGTACTCTACATTCTTGAAGGTCAAAGATTTAACAAAGTATTATTCAGGTAGTGATTTTGAAAATGGTTGGTTAGAATTCATTACCGGAGAGGCCGCAGGAAGTAAAGCGTTAATAATAGATTCTAATGGATACAATATAAATGTGAGAGGCCAATTTGCACATTGTTATTCCACATCTGAATCCTATCCTATAGAAGTTACTAAGGGAGATAGGATAAGGCTTATTAAACAGGATGTATATTGGTTTAGATTAGACTTGTGGCATAGGGCTTATATTGATGAAAAAGTATCTTTTAGCGGCAAAATTGATTTGTCAAGCGTAAGGGTACAGGATCAAGAAAGAAGTTTGACATTTAAAGGTTACAATACGCTTAAAGATTTAATGGCAAAAGATTTGTCTCATTTAAGTTTTGATACTGGTTTGAATTTACCAAGATTGAAAGAGGTCAAAACTATATTTTTGAGTAAGTGCGTCAATAAGGGGATGAAGTTAATACAAAAGAGTGAGGTTACAGAAAACCCTCTTGCCTCAATTAAGATTACAGAAGTTGCTTTTGATGTATCAGAAGGTTGGCATATATTTGATTATCATCCGCAAGGAAATTTGTTTAGATTTGATTTAGGATTTTGGTATCAGGCTGTTGATGAAGGTAGTTTTGAAAATTCAACTAATTCTATTTTTATAGCAGGCCATTCAATTAGTACATTATATAATAATGAGGCCGAAATACCAGATCATACTTTAGCATCAAATACAGATGAAGAGAATGTCAAGATAGAAAGAAAGTGGCACGGAGAATGGTGTAAGTTTACCGTAGATACTAAGGAAGATTTTTTTGTCGGTTCTGTAAATAATCAGAAATTGAAAGATGGTACATTTAAACCCAAAAAGTTTTCTGGATTACCAAGTGAGCCATTTAGATTATTGTTTTATGTTAATGCTGATAGGTCAATAGGCCAGCAAACTATATTCAATTATAGTTTTGACAATGGTGCAGTTACTATTCCTAATATACTATTTGATTATGCAGAGGAAGTTACCTATCAATCCGGGGTTATAGTTTCAGCGGCAAATGAGACTTATGCAGTAGGTATGGGCGCAGTATCTTACCGGAAAGCTGCTGCTACTTATCCTTGGAATGATTTATCAAGAAGGTTTAGATTAGGATGTTTTAAGAAATTTAATGGAATGTATATTAAGTTTAGGAATGAAGATTCTTCATATACTAATCAATTGAGTAGGATGCTTCAAAGATTACAAATAAGATTTTCTGATGGCAATGATGATTATGGTTCAAATTTCATTAGCAATATTAATTCAAGATATTTAGGCGGATATTGTTTAAATGATCCAGTTGCAAATAATAATTTGAGATTAGAGATATATGATCCAATTGCAGTTAGTGGTTCATCTGTTACAAGTTTTGATTCTCATTATACAGATATTGCAAAAATGCATTTGCTTTGTACCAGTGGGAATAATGCATTTCAGTCAAGAAAGATTGATACTGCGTCAGAAGTTGTAGGTGATTTTAGTCAGATTGATGTTGTACTCAAAAGTGGTTATGATCATAATATAGATCAAAATGATAAATTCACAATCATTAACAAAGATGATGATGTAAGATTTATAGATGTAAGCGATACATTCAAGGATGGTAAAAATCCTGATGTATTGGCAAGAGAATCAGATGATCTTACTGCTGGTACATTCTATGACATAATTGCCAATCATCATACGGAAGTAGTTTATTCGGATTTAATTCTGAAACCTGGTGATAAAGTTTATGTAGGCCATAGAGATAAATTTAATTCATTTGCTCTAGGTGTAGATATAGATACGACAGGTGGCAATGATTATTCAGACATTGCTTGGTTTTTGAGAAGGGATTTTTTCAATATAGAATATTGGAATGGCAATGCTTGGAAAAAGGCCAATAATGTATCTATAGTTCCTTCATCAGTTACAAATTTGAAAGATTCATCAACTACTATTTATAGTGATGATGATATAATTAAATATAAGGTGTTTTTTGAGGCGGATGATTGGAATGTTGGGTCTTATAATCACAATAGTTATTCAGCATCTGGTGCGCCTAGTAATATAGATGAGGATAAAATTTATTCAATTAGAGTAACAATATCTTCTTCTATGCCAGTTTATTTGAAATATGTGTCATTGTGTAAGAGTAATGATTTGAATTTAGCAGTTATTTGGAATGATATAAAATCCTGGTCGATGAATTCTTCATATATATATAGTGGTAAAATGATTGTTGATACATTAACTAATGCTAATCTTAATTTGAATTTGTATAGTATAGAGTTATGTGCACCTGGAAATTCAAAGATTGCAGTAATTGAGGCCAGACCAATTGAAAAATTTGTAGGATATAATGGTAGTGAATTATATGCCATGATTGATTATAATAATATTGATCCAAAAGTTTCAGAAGATGTTATCCTTTATGACAATACGAAGTCAAATAATATTTCACATCTTCCGGTTAATATTAATTATCAGTATTTGATTCAAAAGATTTTAGACGATAATGGATTTAAGTATAATAAGGATATAAACAACTCATTAGATCATTTCAATAGTGCCAATAAGAATGTAATAAATTTGATTGGGTCAGGTTATGATGGTTCTTATCCTATAGATGTTGGTTGGGATTCGGCATTTGTAACAGAAGATCTTGCTAATTATGATTTTTCTGGTTCATATAGACATATAAGCATTATAAGATCGGATGGAGAATATAAAGCCTATGCAGTACATAGTGATTTAGGGGGGGTTGATTTATGGACATCTGATGATATGAAGACATGGGCAAATCAAGGTGCCGTCATAGGTAATATCGGAAGTTATGAAATATTGGCTATAGATGTTGTAAAAAATAGGGATGATGAAGATTATGCTTTTTATATAAC